GGTCAAGCCGGTCGGCAATGGCGCCACCTATGACGCCGCCCAGGTCTATGAAGGCATCTGCCGTCACATTGAGTACATCTCCAATGCCCAGGCGGCTTATGACACCGCGACCACGTTTCAGGTCCAGGGCGGCATTGGGTGGCTTCGCCTGGCCACGGATTACCCGGACTATAATGACCAGTCCTTTGACCAGGAGATATTCATCAGGAGGGTCAAGGACCCGCTGACGGTCTATTTGGACGTGGATATCCGCGAGGCCGATGGCTCCGATGCCATGTATGGCTTTGTGTTCGATGACATGCCGAGGGACCGCTTCAAAGAGAAGTTTCCCAAGTATGCCGATCTTGCCAACAAATCCCCTCTTGACGTGTCAGGGAACTGGCTCCGCGATGATCAAGTCCGGGTGGCCGAATATTACCGGATTGTCGAAAGCGACGATAAGCTGGTGTCCTACATCGACTGGAACACTGGCAGCCGCACCACATCCAACAAGTCCAAGATGGACAAGGATGATTACACCAAGGCCATAGATGATCCCCAGACCAAGGAGCGGGACATCATGGACCGCAAGGTGGAATGGTATCTGATCGCCGGCGACAAGATCATTGAACGCTCCATCTGGGCAGGGCGCTATATCCCGCTGATCCGGGTGATCGGGGAAGAGACCAACATCAATGGGCAGTTGGACCGCAAGGGCCACACTCGCGCGATGAAGGACCCGCAAAGACTGGCGAACTATTGGTATTCAGCGGCAACAGAGCATGTCGCGCTGCAATCCAAGACACCCTACATCGGCCCGATGGCGGCTTTCGAGAACCTGGAGACCTATTGGGATTCAGCCAACACCGTCAATCATGCCTGGCTGCCGTATAACGCCTATGACGATAAGGGCCAGCCGATCCCGCCTCCCGAGCGCCAAGCGCCTCCCACCATGGCAGAGGCCTATATCAAGGGCCTTATGCTGGCTTCGCAAGAGCTGAAGGAAGTCTCAGGCCAGTTCGAAGCCGATCTGGGCATGGAGGGGAACGAGAAATCCGGCGTTGCTATTCAGCAGAGGCAGCGGCAGGGCGATAACGCGACCTACCACTATATCGACAATCTGGCCTTGGCGATACGGTTTTTGGGCAAGCAGCTCATCGATCTGATCCCCAAGATTTACGACACCAAGCGGATTGTGAAGATTCTGGCCGAGGATGGCGTTGAGCATGAGGTGCAGATCGATCCTCAAGCCCAGCAGGCCTATCAGGTCAAGCAGGAACAGCAGTACGAAACCGTCCAGAGCATCTTCAACCCCACGGTAGGGCGCTATGATGTAGAGGCCGATATTGGTCCTGCCTATGCCACGCGCCGACAGGAAGCCTTCCAGGCCCTGACGCAGCTTATGCAGAAGAATCCCGAATTGATGCATGTGGCCGGGGATTTGATGTTCAAGGCTGCGGATTTCCCGATGGCAGACAAGATCGCGGAACGCCTCAAGCCCAAGCAGGGACCGACGCCCCAGGAACAGGAAGCCGCCAAGCAGATGCAGGGGCTGTCCGAGCTGGTACAGAAGCTGTCCGGAGAAGTCACGCGGCTCAAGGCTGACCGCTCGATTGAGGAACAGCAGAAGGATATCGACCGCTACAAGGCCATCACCGAGCGCATGAAGGTCCTGCTGCCCCTGGAAACCACACCGGCCGATCTGGACCGCATGATGCACGAACTGAGGCTGGCCGAGCAGCAGAACACGCATTCCATGATGCAGGGTGAGCAGCAGGCGGACATCGCATGGCAGCAGTCCGAGCAGGAGCATGGTCAGGCGTTGGAGCAGGGTGCGATGGGCCATCAGCAAGCCTTGGAACAGCAGGCGGCGGCTCCCAAGCCCCAGGCGAGGGCGGCGTGATCTGTTGGGTATCGTTCTATCCCCGGACAGATAGTTTCTTTCACCTATTTGGTCAGATTGATGTCCTTTTTATCCTTTGCGTCCCTGTATTCGTGAGGGCGAAATGAGCAAGGAAGACCGCTCCCGCGACCAACTAGCCTTCCATAAGAAAGGCCGCAAGCAGCGCAAGCGTAATGACCACCGCATGGTGCACAAGCTGATCCTGAAGGTCGCTCAGGAAATGGCTGCCTGTTACTACGAACACGCCGCACACGATAACCAGTTCTATCACTATTACCCGAGCCAGCGGTTCTTCGTGGACTATGAGTGGCACCGCTTCATCCAGAGCGCCAAGGAAAACCTGGCCGATCTGATGGCCAACCCGAACACACCTGAGAGCTATAAGCAAGACATCTATCACGCGCTATTGCTGGATGCGACGCTGCCTTATTCGCAGCAAGAAGCTCAACTCAAGGTACATTGATGCTAAAGGCCGATTTTACCCGGCAGGAGATCGTCAAAGCCATCCTTGCCGAGATGCGGGCCAAGCTCGAAACCCGCACATCTGAGAATGCCCCCGTCATTGACGCCAGTGTCCTGTCCCTAAGCAGCACTCTTGCCCTTATCACCCGTGAATCCAGCCTTCCTTTCCCGGAACTGGAAGGGATCAAGCTGTTATAATCCGTAGCGGTGCGGTCCACCGTGTAAATTGTCAGAAAGCACAGTATGTCAGAGCAAGGTAAGCCTGCCGAAGCCGAAGCCCCTGAATCCACCCTGATCCAGCAAGACGGTGCGATCCCTGAAACAGTCATTCCAGCGGAAGAAAAACCGGAAACGGCTCCTGAGACTGAGGCAGAACCGGAAAAATCTGCCGAAGCACCTTCAGAGCCTGAAAAGCCAAAGCGCAAGCCTTGGTATCAGGATCGCATCGACCAGTTAACACGGCAAAAGAACGAGGAAAGGCAGGCCCGCGAGCGTGCCGAGGCCGAATTGGCGGCCCACAAGCCCAAATCCGAGGGCGAAGAGGGGCAATCCTTCGATCCCAAGCAGTTTGAACAGGTCATTGAGCAGCGCGCCCAGGCTCTTGTCACCCAGCGAGAGGCCCAAAGCCGTACCAGGTCCTTCATCGAGGCCGGCAATAAGGAATTTGGCGCATCCGATTTCATGGACAAGTGCAATGAGGTGGCGGCCTTGGGTGCAGGCGACTCGGTGGAGTTCATGCAGATCATCACCGACCCTGATTTGATCCCGGACGGGCACAAATTGATTGCCGCTCTCGCTGACCATCCTGAGGAAACCCAGCAGATCCTCGCCATGCCGCCTCTCAAGATGGCAGCAGCGCTTACCCGCTTCGCTTCGACGGCAAAACAGCCCGAGAAGCAGATTTCCAAGGCCCCGACACCTATCAAACCGATAGGCGGCACGGCCAAGGCATCGGCCCCGAACGACAATGAACCTATCCAGGACTGGATGGCCAAACGTCGCGCGGAACTGGCCGCAAAAGGCAAGCACTAAGTCATACCCCGCAATGGCCGGTTCATAGCCATGTCTCGCGTGTAAGTGGATTCACGCACCACACAATCCGACAAGCTGCGCGTCTTAAGACGCTCCGGTTTCCACCCCTTCTGCTTGGTCGGCAATGAGGTCTTGGGCTCCCCCTTAAAGCCCTTCCCACATCGCCATTCCACAACCCAAGCCAAAGGAGAAAACCGTGGCTAACTCACTGCTTACTATCGGCGGTATTACGCGCGAAGCGATCCGCCTGTTCATGAACTCCAATGCCTTCATCGGCAACATCGAGAAACAGTACGACAACCAGTTCGCCAAGACCGGCGCCAAGATCGGCCAGCAGCTCCGCATCCGCCTGCCCAACGATTACACCGTTGCAGACGGCCCGGCGCTCCAGGTCCAGGACACCAACGAACAGCAGACCACCATCACCGTGGCAACCCAGCGCCATGTGGACACTTCGTTCAATAGTGTCGATATGACCATGAGCCTGGACGATTATTCCGAAATCATCCTGGCCCCCAAGATTAACAATCTGACGGGCAATGTCGCGGCCACTATCATGTCCGGCGTCACCGTGGCGCAGGGTCCGTTCGCCGGAACCATCGTCAATGGTGCGGAAGGCGGTATCTGCAACTTGGTGCAGAACACCGACAGCCTGTCCGCCATCATCTCCCCGACCTCGGAGACCTGGCTGCTTGGTGGCGCGACCCTGGATGCCAATTCGGCACAGGTCCAGAACCGCAAGGCCGTCCTGTCGCCCTTCACCATGGCGCGCTCGGTGTCCAGCCTGTCTGGTCTGTTCAATCCCGCAACGGACATTGGCCGCCAGTACAAGAACGCCCGCGTCTATGATGCCCTGAACTTCGAATGGTTCATGGACCAGACCACGATCATCCATACCTCGGGGTCTTTCACGGCGGGCACAGTCAATACCGGTTCGCAGACCGGCACCACGCTTGTAACCAATGCCATCACCGGCACGCTGAAAAAGGGCGACATCATCACCATTGCCGGTGTGAATGCGGTCAACCGCGTCACCAAGCAGGACACTGGCCAGCTTCGCCAGTTCGTGGTGACGGCGGATGCGGCCACTGCTGCAACCTCCCTGTCCATCTATCCGGCCATTGTTGGCCCGGTGAATGGTCAGCCGGCGCAGTACCAGACCGTGACCGCTTCGCCCATCAATGGCGCGGCTATCTCGCTGGTCACGCCCGCGAGCGGCCAGTACCGCATGAACTTCGTCTACGCCAAGCAGGCGGTGACGATGGTCACGGCGGATCTGGAAATGCCCCCGAACGTCAAGGGCGCCCGCGAACAGATGGACGGTATCTCAATGCGTGCTGTGACCCAGTACGTCATCGGCACCGACCAGACCGCTGATCGTCTCGACATCCTCTTCGGGTGGTTATTCGTGCGCCCAGAATGGGCGTGCATTATCTGTGACCGCGTTTAGGTATTACTTTTAGCTATACCCTCCGCTGGGATTATGCGATTCTCCTCTAGTCGCAAAACCAGCGGAGGCCTTTTTGAAGACTTGCCAAATAGAGGGATGCAGCAAATACGCCAAAGGGCGTTACTGCGTGATGCATTACACAAGGATGCGCAAAACCGGGACATTTGAGTTAAAGCCCGGCTACGGAGAGAAGCGAAAACATCCGCTTTATCATCTCTGGAACGAGCGGAAAGATCACGTTGCCAAAGAATGGGAAGACTTTTGGCGATTTGTGGCTGATGTCAGCCCTAAACCAGATGGCAATTATTTTCTAGTTCGTGTGGACGGTGCGAAGCCATACGGACCTAAGAATTTCAAATGGCAGGCGCATCTAAAGCGGCAGCCAGGAGAAACCAAAAAAGATTGGTGGGCACGCAAGTGGGCTGCCAGAATGGCGAACAATCCTGCCATAGAACGCCATCGGTCAATTCAACGTCGCTATGGCATGACTCCCGAGGAATGGGAGGCCTTAGTCAAAAAGCATAAAGGCTGCTGCGCGATCTGCGGCGGGAAAGAGACTTCTTGGGAGTCAAAAACAGGCTCACGGAAAAATCTAGCAGTCGATCACTGCCATAAAACCGGAAAAATCCGCGGTCTTCTTTGCTGGCGTTGCAACAGTACGCTCGGGAAGATCGAAGATTCAATCCCGCTACTCGAAAAGATGATCCTTTACCTGAGGAAACACGAATGAGCGCACCCGGCCTGAAGATCACCAATTTCCATTATTCGCATATGACGGTCCCCACCTACACGGTCCACGAATATCCCAAGTGGGTTCATATGTCGGGGTATGCGTCTGTCATTGCCAAGGATGCAGAGGAAGAAGCCGCGCTCCTGGCGCGCCCTCCCGTCTCTGGCGATGTGATTGTCCCGCTCCAAGGTGCGCAGGCCGATGCGCTCGCAGCGCCCATTGTAGAGCCTCCCGCCATCCTGGCCGGCCCCAATGACGAGCGCGATCTGCTTATCAAGATCGCGGAGGAAAAGGGCATCGCCATTGACAAGCGGTGGAAGACCGAACGCATCCGCGCCACCCTGGATAAGGCCTCTCCCTGATGGGCACGATCACAACGGCATTCCCTACCTCTCTCAAGGTGGAGTTGGGCAAAGCCCTACAGAACTTCACCATTACGACGGGGCATGTCTACAAGGTCGCACTGATCATTCCCAGCCCGACCGGGACATATGGCGCGGCCACGACCAATTACAGCGATCTGACGGGCAATTCCGATGAGGTGCCGAACGGATCTGGCTATACCACCGGGGGCTTTGCCTTCACGGCGGCGCAGAACATATCCCCGCAATCATCGGGTACGACATCTTACTGGCAATGGTCCACCAATCCAAACTGGACCTCAGCGACGATCAGCACGGCTGGCTGCCTGATCTACGACACCAACAACTCAAATTCTGCGGCCTATGTGGGCTCATTTGGCGGAACGGTGAGCGTCACAAGTGGAACACTGACCTTGGTCATGCCCACCAATAACAGCAGCAACGCCCTTTTGCGGATCGGCTGATTCAATGGCGCTTTTGTTGAACCGCGCCAAGATGTCCACGGCGACGACGGGAACGGGCACGGTTACGCTTGGTTCTTCGGTCAGCCAATATCAGAGTTTCTCTGCTGCCGGTGCTGTTGATGGCCAGACCTATCCCTATCTGATCGAGGACGGGACGGCTTGGGAATTGGGGACGGGTGTCTATACAGCCTCGGGCACCACGTTCAGCAGAACGCTTACTGAATCTTCAACTGGAAGCCTTATCAGTCTGTCCGGAAGTGCCACTATAGCTATTTCAGCCCGACAGCAGGATCTTCCACAGAATAATAATTTCATCTGTGCTGGTGGCGAAACCACAATCACGCTCTCAAATATTCCTCAAATCCGAGGAAAAAGCCTTTTTGTTTATCTGAATGCCAGGTCCAACCTGGCGGCCAATTTGACAGACAAGGTGTTCTTCAGGGTAAACGGGTCGAGTTCCTCGATCTACGATTGGCAGAGGACGTATGTTCAAGGAACCAGCGGGACAACCAGCGCGGAAGTCCTTGCGGCGACCTCTTGGGGAAATTCTGGCAATCCTATTATTGAAGTGGCCGCTGCAAGCGCTCCCGCCAATAGCTGTGGGATGTTTGAGTACAACATTCTGGATTACGCGAACTCGACTTTCTTCAAAGAGGGATTTTTCAGAGGCCGGCAACCACAAGACACCGGAGATGCCTCTGCCTACAGTATGTGGGGCTGGCTGCAAGCTGAGACTACGGGTGCAATCACAAGTGTGAGTGCAATTCTCAACTCTGGCGCCTTCGTTGCACAAAGTGTCTTTGGATACAGGATAGCATAGAATGGCTGGGTTTGCTCCGGTTGGAGCGCTTCCGGTCGCGGCAATCCCGGCGTCGGTAGATGCCTCTGTCAATCTTACCGGCGTATCTGCAACAGCAGATGTTGGGTCATTCAGTCTTACCAGCGACAATGTTCAACTGAGCCTGACTGGCGTATCTGCGACTGGCGCGGTTGGCTCCTTCAGCATATCAGCCAGCGGGAACGTCAATCTCTCTGGTGTGCAGGCGACCGGTCTTGTTGGCGTCTTTGGCCCAAGCGCCAGTTCGAATTTTTCGCTTGTTGGGGTGCAGGCCACCGCACTGGCTGGCGATCTCACGGCCACAATCCAGTTTCTTACCGTTCCCATGATCACCATCATGAACGACAACGAAATCCCGGTTTCTGCCTCGATGGTTGATGACGAAGTGCCCATGGAAGAGGACATGCCATCACAGATCGCATTTGAAGCCGTGATCAATCTCAATCCCATTCCCATGACCGGCAACATGTATGCCGTCCCAATACCCGCAGAAGGCAGCGTTCCATGACAGCCGTCATCACCGTCAATGAAGGCGAGTTCGGCATTGCCTGCGTGTTTTACACCGCCTACGACATGAGCGGCTATACGACCATCTCCATCCAGTTCACCAAGCCCGATGGCACGATTCTGGCCCCGACAAATCCCGATGTGACGGTGCCTGCTGTTCCGCTGGTGACGGCATTGGGCACATTCCCGGCCAATGAGTACGCGCAATACTATTTCGTGGATGGGGACCTTGACCAACGCGGAACATGGTATGCCCGCGTCATCTATGACAAGGCCAATGCCTCACTTCCCCAAAGACTGATATCCAATTCCAGCACATTCACGGTGACAGCATGACCGTCACCACGCCGGCAGACATCATCCGCCTGGTCTTGAAAGACACCGGGGTATTGGGTGTCGGTCAAACCGCCACTGCCGAAGACACCAACGATGTCTTCGATACCATGAACATGATGCTGGGTGAGTGGGCATCCAAACGCTGGCTGCTGTTTCATTTGCTGGACTTGTCCATCGTCTCGACGGGGGCAATGTCCTACACGGTCGGCCCCGGTGGCGACATTGACACTGGGACGATGCAGCGCCCGGACAGGCTGGAGGATGGTTGTTTCTTCCGACAGATCATCACGGCATCATCTCCCAACCAGATCGACTATCCTCTGGAGATTCTGGAAAGCCGCGAGGATTACAGCCGGATTGGGCTCAAGCAGCTCACCACCATTCCCCAATATGTCTTCTATGATCCCACCTATCCGCTCGGCACCGTCTATCCGTGGCCGGTGATCCAGCCCATCCAGTATGAACTGCATCTATTGGTCAAATCCCAACTGACGCAATTCGATAACCTGGCGGACGAGATCAACCTTCCCAGCCAGTATTTTGGGGCGCTGCGGTACAATCTGGGATGCAGGGTTCGTCCCATGTATCAGCTTCCACCCGATCCTTCTTTGGTTGGGCTGGCCGTGGATAGTCTCAGCGTCATCCGCAACATGAATGCGGCAGTTCCCCGTCTCAGAATGCCGGTCGGGCTCGGCAGGGGCGCCAAATACAACATCTGGTCAGATAGTAATTATTGAGCGTGCGCTTGCGGGTCTGCGCTGCGTTCAATCCATTTTCTCGACCCTGAAAGGACTCCCTCATGGCCGCTATCCTCTCGCAACTTCTGGGCTATCGCCTTTTCCCTGGCGAACTCATGAACCAGATCATCACCGTCTGCAACAACTTGACCGGCAACGGCACGCCGC